GGATAGTCGTCAGGAACAAGCTTAACATACAGCTTATACCGACGGAACAGAGAAAATAGGTATCGGAACACATGCTTTTCATATAAATAACTCAACTCTCCAAAATAATGTTTATATTTTGTGAGGATAGAGTTAAATACAATATAAAGCCATGGCTCCAATGCAGATCTCTTCTGCGAGGTAGGCCCCTTTAAACAATAGGGCCTAACATCAATGCCTGAGAGGTAATCACCTCCACAGGATTCTCTAAACCTATCGTCCTTATCGAAGAAACTCTTCTCAGAGTTAACGATAAATCCTACCTTAGTCGCAACGTCCATAAAAGACACCGCAGACGGGGTAGGGACAATGCAGTCATCTCCGAACACAGAAACAATACGTTTATCTCTCCCAAAAGGTAGGTGAGATATAGACGCGCGTTCATGTGTAAGGAAATTACCCATTGCGAGACAATAGAAGACGATGGTTTCTAGGGGAAACGTTGTTGCATTTCCCATAGTACTCATCATGTTAAGATGGATATCTTGTCCTTCAAAAGACATTTTATCGCATCTAACTTGACAGAGTATTTTAAACCAATGATCCGGTAATAAATACCGGAGCAACTCGATCGATAAACAATCAGAGGCTGAGGAGAAGTCTATAGTGGCATACTTGCCATCTATAGAAGCTTTCCTAGCCATCCTTTTATGTCTATACGGTAAAGTTGCTACGTCTAAGCCATAAGATTTCATGCGACTGTATAACGATTCCATTAAGCCTTGCTGGAGAAACATATTTCCAGTAGGCTCGACGGCTATCATACGGTCTATAGCATTAGTCTTAGGGACGGTTGTAGCACGCGATGCTCGAGTTAGTACTATCGCCTCATCCATTGGATGACGGTCATTGTATTCTACAATGGACTCACATAATAAAGAATCATGTGATAGATAGTGTCTAAATAAAGGCAAGGCAGTTCTAGTTATCGTAATAGGAAACGAAAACTTTCTCTCCACGGATGTGTCTGAAAACGGCACACCGAGCGAAGAGCCAGCAGAGTTTTTACAATTAAGAAAAAACTCATCGTCTTCCAACGGAGTAAGCATATCATAACATATTTTCTGAGCTCTTATTAGAGTTTGATCATATGGTGACATGCCACTAGTCACATATGGAGCGCTAGGAAATGAAAAACCTAACGCGCCCATGTGTGAATTCACTAGGTGAAACTTGTCAAAAGCTTTTTGACGAGTATCATTAGAGTGACCTCCCATAATGAACTTCTTTACAAAAGCATCACTATGGTTGTTACGGATAAATGAAACAGCCGCATCAGGAAGGTCTAGGTTAGACCGTTCTAAATCGCGAACAAGGAGTTGATGGATAGTTTTTACTATCTTATCAACCTGGAAGTCGGCCATGTCGGCTTTCTTCGGAGGTACAGATGTTACTTTCATAGGATTCTCCTGGTAGAAAGTTACTAGGGAGTTTTATGACAAATTCTGGGAAACCCAGTATTCATCAAAGTCCGAATCGTTAAGCGTTTGTCCAGCAATACGCAATAGTTCTCTTATTTCAACTGAGCTTGTTTCTAAGTCAGTCGAGAGTTCTATGCGTACTGTATTAACAGTATGATTCTCGTTTGCCAAAACTTTTGGCATGCGAAGAATGACACTGCTACGGGCTTGCGTATAACCATTAGGCGCTCCGACAGAAATCACAGGTGGCTTGGCCTTGAACGTCATACTGGTTCGGGTAAGAATATTACCGGTTCCCATGTATGTATCGTGTTGGCCAAGATTATCACCGAGTGATTTTACTGTCTCTGCGGTACCTCCGGCAACAGTTATGCCGGTTGATGCTATATTAATACTAGCGTCTTTAATCATAATATATGATCCTTAGTTAAAACCTCGTAAGTTGCACTATAAGTGCAATGAGGTCGGTTACTTTAGTCACACTGTCCACAAGCCCACGTAAATTTACGACGGGCATAGTGTCAGTGTACGATGGATACCACGGGTTTCTAAGATACACAAAGACTTTCGTCTCAATGATATCAGAAGAAAATGACGTGATTTCGGGCTTGTTGTAAAAGCTGTCGATAGAGCAGGAGAAATTATCCTCTTTTTTGACAGTCGTACTAGCTACCCGGATCGTAACATCAGGGTCTGAGAGATTGACAACACCAGAAATGGTGCTTGATATGTCAATAACACGGTCTACCATAAAAGATAATGGAATAATATTCCATAGTCCTAACGGTATGTCCTTGTTTCTCAGACCATACGTCTGACGGAAATCACTTGCAGGGTTTGAAACCTCATAAGTGATTGCCGCCCGCGATGAGAGCTTACGTGTAGTCTTCAGTCTTAAATTGACTGGAGGGTGCCACTTAAGCTCAGTCGCGGTGTCTTCCCCATCCTGTCGACCTCTAGAGGTGCGACGGGCGGGAAATTCAAAGTCTTTACCAATGCTTTCATTTATGTCTAAAACAGACCTAAATAAAGGCATTACGGCAAAGCGCCATGTCAACCATAAGTTAGCAGATGCTTCCAAACGGCTGATTCTTTCCTTCCTTGCTTTCCTGATAACATCTTTGCGAAAAGATGTTAGAAGAGAAACGAGGCTAGAAAGGGGCGAACGCAAGAATCTTAGAGTCTCTCGAATCTCCAACACATCTTCAAGCATAGCATAGGGTGTGCTATCAATACGGGCTAACGCCTGTTGTTGAGCACGATCTAAGTTATCCTTGATGAAGGGAGCAGATCCAGCGATATCGTAGCCACCATAATAGGTAACTAACGATCCCGAGAACACTTGCTTAACCTCTCGTCCAGCCCAATCAGTTGAAACAGCAATTAAATTTGCTGTTCCGATCTGACGTTTTGTTCGATTGTTAAGCAGACAAGAATGATTAATGATCTCCCCCATTGCTATGCGTGACGCATAGTTGGCGGAAACAACATCAGTCATATCTTGCTCGGTCTCAAAAGAAATGTGATTAACATTATAAGTTGAGGTTAGGGCGCCATCTACATAAGTGAGCCAAGTACTAGTACTTGTCTTCTTTGATAGAGGGATCTCCCTAAAACGTGCCGTATCTGACATAAAAAATTCTCCTGGTTGTTTACGATCCGAAACTCCGTCTCTATTCCC